CCTTGAAATCACCCTCAGTATTTTGGTCAGAAAGAACCTAGTGTCTGACAAACAACTACTTTGCGGTCTTGATAGCATTGCTTAGTTCTTTGCGAAATAGTTTAGGAAACTGCGAATTGAAAACAAAAGTTCCAATCTGAAAGAAAGGAAACTTAGGTTTGTAAGCTACATCATCTTCAAATGCGATCAGCAACTTAACCTGTCTGCCACCTTTGCCAAAGCGTTGCCAAACACCAGTGATGCCTTTGATAGTTGCTATGAATTGTTTGTTGCCTTTGACTAAACCAGACTTACGACCAGCTATGTTTCCAAATTTATTTAATCTTTTGTTATAGGTTGGTACTGCTTGTTTCTTCTGCTCGGCTTTGATGCCGCCAAACACTTGCCACTGCAAATATTCTTCTGCCCAACTAGGCATCTTAATTGTCAATGACAATTCTTTCTTATCACTAAATTCTATGTTGTGTCTTTTACCTCTAAGACCTCTAGGCACTTTAAATGCTCGTAAAGTAGAAGCTGTTGCACCACCTTCAAACTTTGTTTTGGCTTGAGCGTTCATTGCTGCTAAGACCTTAACACCTGATAAGTTTAAAGCTTTACTGGTAGCAAAAGGGATTTGTTTTTTAGCTGCTCTGTTTAAACCTTTGGTGAGTTGTTTGATGTCAGCTTTAAGACTTATTTCCATAATTTCGCCAACAACTTTTTGCTTTTAGTTCAAAGCCAAATTCTTTTGCCCATTTGCGTACACTAGATGGGTGACAATCTAATCGCATACTAATATCGTGTGACGACATACCACGATCACACATATCTTTTACTTTGGCTCGGTATTCTGGATTATCTATTTTTCTTGCCATATTGTTTTTTGGTGTGCCATAAAACTCAGGAGAAAAGAAGGAGTGAGTTTTTTTGGAGAAAAGTCACGATAAGTCTTATGGCACAATAAAATAAATTTTATAAAGCATTATTATAGAGATTGCTAACTAAATCAAACGTAGGTCTGATAGTTGTACAATTAATTTTCTATGTGTTTTTCTTTGTGTTCAACGATTGCTTTTGACCACCAATACAATTCTGAGTCAGATAGATTGTTTTTCATTATGTTTATCATTGAGCAAACTAATTGTATGTTGCCAATCACATAACCAACATTCGAGTTCATGCGATCTATTGATGCAGAATATCTAATAACGCCATTGCCTTTAGACCATGTCATATTTAGACCAGTGATGTTGCATTTACCTTTTTGCTTATCCCAAATTTTATGTATGTAGTCTTTGTCTATTTCCCATTCAATGCCTGAGTCTCGTCTGGTTGATTTCAATTGGGTCGTTAAGTAGGTCAAGTAGTTGTAAGGTGTTTTGCTGTTGTGTGCTTCACGTTTACCCTGATTGCAAGTACGACAAACAGTTCTAGTAAACGTGCCTTTTTTATTGCTACTTGTTTCAAAATCTTCAATCGGCAAAATTCTGTTACAAGTGCTACATATTTTTTTAGTCACGAAGTATGTTTTTACTGAGATTTTTGGCTATTGTCGAGTAACCGATTAAATCTTTATAAGTATCTTCTAACTCTGGATTGTTCATTAATCTAATATTTTTAAAGGCAATCATCATGGCAACGCATTCAATAGGGCGTATGTGTTTACCAGTCATTGCTGACCAAACTTCAGCTAACTGTGCAAAAAAGTATTCTGGTTTGCCATAGTCTTTGCCTTTTTCTTCAATCAATTCATCTATATTCATTTGTTTCTCCTTTGTTTTTCTATGTATATTCCACATTCGCTCATAACAAATTCCGACTTTATATTTAACCTTTTTAAATTTTCAATATAATTTTTTGATAAATTTGTTCCAGAAAATTTTATATTTTTACCACGAGAGCAACAATTTGCTTGTGGATAAAAAATGTCATCTATAGCTTCAATAAAATATCTTAAGTTGTACCCATTTGGCTTAGTGTTTAACTGAAAAATAGTATCTATCAATTGTGAATTACTGTTAAATCTTTCTAAATCAATTCCATACCTGTTTATTGAACCTTCTACATAACATAATTCCAAATTATCAAAAAGATACCAAAACTTTTTATCATCTTTTCCCCATTTTCTTTTAAACCTTTCATCGTAAGTATCAGGCAAATCATTAAAATCGGTAAATTTTACTAATTTTTTATTGTCATTAACCAAACTTTTTGCATGTATTGTTTCTTTATTTTTTCTTCTATTCATTTCTTTCTCCTTTTTGTTTTTTTAATTTTTGTTTTAGGTTTTGGGTTCTGTTTTAAATCAGCAACTAATTTCATGTGTTCTTTCATAGTCATTACTTTGTTGTGCTTAACTCTTTTTAGTCTTGCTGCTAAGTTTTCTTTTTCAAAATCTTTCATAATTTTTTTAACCCCAGTAGTTTTCATTGCATTCTTCCTCAAATTTTAATTCAACATATTTTTCTGCTTCTTTATCAGATAAACCTTTGGCTTTTGCTTCTTCCCAAAATTTTTCTTTTAAGAAATCATTTATGTGGTGACTCATCTTTTACCTCGTATTTACTTATCGAAGGCAATAAACCTTCCTTACTTAATTTTTCTTTAAATTTAAATATTTCAACATCAATGACATTTAGTAATTCTTCTACAGAATAAATAATGTATTGCTGACCAAACTGTTTTTCAACATTGCGTTTCTGTTCATTGGTTTTACAAACCAAAACATCTTGTGCAGTTTCTTTGTGTTCAACCAACCAAGTTTCTTTCGGAAATGGTTTAATATTGTTTTTTGCTAATTCTTTCTCTAAAGCTGCATAACCACGCAACATTGTCTCTACAGACCGCATAATTGCTGGGTTTTTTGCATAAACTAAATCTAGGTTCAGCTTGGTTCGGGCTTTTATGAACCTTTTTTGAAAGTTTATATCAGCTAATTTTTCTGGTTTTTCAACCCCAAAGTCAGTAACTAAGCGGATTTCAGCTTGTTTAAGCTTCGTTAAGAGATTATTTATAGCTTCGTTATACATATTAATTTAGTTCTCTAGGTTCGTTGGTTCTGGTTCTCTGTATAAGAAATACAGAGAGAACCGAACCAAAAAACGATACCTTTTGTACAACTACCATTAAAAAACGCACCAAAAACGCACCAAAAACGAACCAAATATTAAGCATCGTTTTTATCCTCAATTAACTCTTTTTTAGCTATAAATTCTTTCAAATCAATCAAGTAAAGTTTTAAATTCATGGCTTGTTTGTGGTGAAACTCAGTATTAATAAAATCTTGCATAGCTTCTTTGTTATGAAAATCTATAGCTCTAATAAGTAAAGCAATAACATCTTGATAGGGCATTCTGGTTGTATTAGTAAATTGTCTTTTAGTTTTACTGGTCATCTTTTTTTTCATCTTTGTCTTTACCAATAAACTTAAACAACATGGCAAACCATTTTTGTTCTATCTCTTGTTGTTTCTTTTTTCTTTTTTTAGCCATTTAAAATAGTTGTTCGCTTAATTCTTTTGATTGATAACCCTTGTTATCTTCATGCAGTAATAAATTTGCATCTTTTAATTTTTTTAAAGCACGATTTACCGCACTTTTATCTAAACCAGTAATAGTGATAATTTCGTTATGTTTCAACCATATTGAACTAGGGTCACTGGCTTGTTTTTGTGTATTAACAATGCAATCCATAATCAATTGATCTTTGTCAGTTATTTTTTGTGGTTTCGGTAATTCAGCTTCGTCAATCAGTTGCAAAGCACCAGAACTCATATCGTCAATAAAAGATAATTTTTGTTCTACAAACTTAAAGTTTTTAGTTTTCATTGGCACACCATCTTTGACCAATGACTGCGAAAACTCGACAAACATATCAGAACCTAAGTTTGTGCGTTTGACTCGATACTCCCAATCTACTGAAGCTTGTAAAACCGAAGAACCTCTAGCACGTTCAATGTTGCCATGCCCAGAATGATGAATTAAAAAAATGGTGCTGTTAAAAGTATCTCTTAGATCGTCAACACGTTCTATAAATTCCGACATATCTTGTGACGAAGATTCATTACCAGAAAATGCACGTTGCAAAGTGTCAACAAAAATACAACCAACTTCACCAATATTATCTTCAACTTCGTAAATATGATCTTTTAATAATTGATGGTCTTTGTCGTCTAATAATCTTGCACCTCTGTTAGATACTAAAATAGGTGCATTGCCTAACGATTGATCGTTTAGTGTTTGCCAAGCAGAAAATCTACGACTGATGTTTCTTTGTCCTTCACCAGCTAAATAAATTATTGAATACTTAGTGGTCTTATGACCATGCCAATCACGACCTAGACCAATATTTGCTGCTAAATCTACTGAAACAAAAGATTTGCCAGACTTAGGTTGACCAAAAATACCGACAATAGAATTACGTTCTGCTATATTTTTTACTAACCAATTTGGGGGTTGTATGTTTTTTAAAATTTGATTGACTTGTACTAACTCAAAACTAACTCTTTTTTTTACTACATTAGCTAGGCAATAATCTAAAAATTCATTTGAGTTTTTAAAAAAGTCATTGATCTTGGCATCGTATAAATCGTCTTTTTCTTTGAAGTTTCTCGGTGGTTTAACAACAATACATTCTTTGGTAATTGGCTCTAATAAATCTTTTAATTGTTGACCACATTTCAGACCTTGTTCGTCTTTGTCTGGAAAGATAATTACCTTGCGATTAGTCAAAGGAGTCCAATCGCAATTTTCTATATTGCCGACACCACCATGCCAACAAGCAACGTCACCTTCGGTAAATATGCTTTCAGCACCCAAACAAGCTTTTTCACCTTCATTAATAACAACATAACCTTCTGGATTTTTATTAGTACAGAAGATCGGTAGTTTGCCTTCGGGTCGTTTCATTACCCAATTGCCATTTTGCCGAGAGAAGGGTGCATATTTTTGTTTGATTTGATGGTCTGGTTTGAATCGCATGACACAAAAATCATCAGAATATCTAGTAAATATTTCTGCTTCAGCTTTTAGGGCAAACATATCTTTATCGGTGTAAGTCTTATAAGTTTTTTTTGGTTTATGTTTAGCTGTGACTTTGGGTTGCTCGTTTTTATAAGGTTCTAAGACTTCATTGACATCTAAACCTTCTCTTTGTATCAACCAAGTAAGACCACCACCATCGTTTGCTTCAAAATCAAAAAAAGCTGATTTTTCTAGGTCTAAAGTTAGTGAACCTTTGTTACCCCAACGATAACTTTTACCATCTTTTTTATTTGGTTCGCCAAGTAAGGCAACAGCTATCTCTGGGGTAATTTTTTCCCATTCGTAATCCATAGATGTATTACGTTAAAAAGGAATTTCATCATTCAATGATATAGAGTCAGAAGATGTAGTCTCTGTGAGTGTGTTAGGGGATTGACTAGAACTATCATCTTCTGACGTATGCCAAGTTGGAATAACAAAACTTTCTGGTCTTTGCTGCCAACCTGACAATTCAAATTTAGGTATAGATGTTGAACCCATACCGATATTAATGCTTTCAGAACCGACCCATTTAACAATGGGTAACTTGCCTTCGTTTTCTTTTAAACCTTGCCAAATTAAATTACCAATTTGTTGAAAACCAGTATATTCACCATAGCTGTTACGTTGCCATAAAGAAGGTGCATGAGTAATATTTTGATCGCCATTGATATATTTAGGTAATACCCAGACTGAAAAAGCTTTTTTATAATCTTCGTCTGGCTTGTCTACTTTGCTAAATAAATCTTTACCCCAAACATAAGAATAGCCATTGACTGTGTCGTACTTACCAAAACCCATCAGCATTGTCGCTGGGTCAATCATAAAATGCGATACGTCAATAGCTTCTTTGCCACGATAAAAAGTTTTTTCTTGAAAGTGATGTTTCATATATGGACTATCTTCTGAATCTACTACAAAAGGGTTATTTTCTGTCATTGCTTACTCCGATTTTTCTTTGATTAATTTATTAAATGTTGCTTTTAAAAAATCAATGTTTTCACTAAGGTAGGTTTCAAAATCAAGTTCAGCTTCCATTAAAAAACGTCTTTCACGACAATTTAAATAATAAATTTGTTTGCAAAAGTCTAAAAAGTTAATATCTTCAAGGTTAAAACTGCCATTGGAATTTTTTTTATCTAAGGTCATTCACTTCTTCTTTAAAAATTAAGAATTTGATTTTTGACTGT